ACTCGTGCCGGGAGTCATACTGTTCGTAATCCGTACCTTGAGGAACTTCTAGATGAGTATAACCAGAACACCAAGAAGGTATGGCAAAGTATTCTTGAGAATGAAGGCTCTGTACAGCACTTGGAGTTCCTATCCGACAGCGAGAGGGCTACATTTAAAACTGCGTTTGAACTGGATCAAGCATGGGTTGTCGAGCACTCCGCCAAAAGGCAAGAGTTCATATGTCAGGGACAGAGCGTTAACGTATTCTTCCCTGCGAAAACCGACAAAGCTATTGTCAATCAAGTACATCTCAAGGCATGGAAGGAAGGACTTAAAGGCCTATACTACCTCCGAACGACTGCGGGCGTTACTGCGGAGAAAGTGGGAACTAAGGTAGATCGTAATGCGCTGAAGGACTTTGAAGACGATGATGTCTGTGTGAGTTGTCAGGGATGACATTATAAGCGCATAAAAAAGTTATAACTGTCGTTTATCAGCGCATAAAAATGCATAGTATATCTATGCAAAGGAGGATACATGATTAAGTTTGAATACAGGCCGTGGACAGCAGAGCGTACTTGGGGTTACGCTGAGGATATACCTCCCGTTGAAGAACTAACTATGACTCTAGGTGATGGTGTTACGTGGCAAGAAGCAACGGATGAATTTCATAACTTTCTACGTGGGGCAGGGTATGCAATTCCGTATTATAATGTGAATGAGGCAGATGAGGATGATTATGTAGACTGTTCAGATCCCCCTGACATGGACAAGAGTGGTTCACTAGGGGATCGACAGCCTGAGTGGGCGAATCGTATGTGTGATGAGGAGAAGAACACATGAAAGCAGGAACAATTGAAGTCAAAGACTACGTTGAACATGAGGATGGCTCTGCAACACTGGTTGTTGATACAGACAAAGATGCTACCCGACTGCTAGTTGAGGTGGGTCTTAGGCGGTTGCTTGAGATGGCTATGAAGAATGAGGAGAACTATGAATTTAAAGAAGGTGTATCTGAAGCTTCTGAAGGCTCATGCGAGACGGAAGCTGAATAAAGCAGAGAAGCTATTCGCTAAAGTCTTACAAGCACAAGTCGAGGAGGGGTATGAAAGAAGAAACAATGAATCTAATAAAGCGTCTGGATCTGATTAAAGACAGTGATCCATTCAATAAACAAATACTGAATGACTGCCATAGGCATTTTAAGACTTTACAGGATGAGATAGAAAGGTTACAATATCATAATAACAACTTGATGAATGTCATCTACCAGAACCAAGGAGAATTAGAAAACACATGAGTCTATTAGAAGCGAACGCCACCTACAAACCATTTAGCTACCCGTGGGCTGTCACCTATGCAACAGAGCATGAGCGCATCCACTGGATTGAAGACGAGCTTGAACTACAAACAGACGTTAATCACTGGAAGAGTGGTGCACTGTCAGATAAAGAGAAGAACCACATAACGCAAATCCTCCGACTGTTTACGCAGACAGACGTAGCAGTTGGTACGAACTACCTTGAATATTATATTCCCAAGTTTAAGAACAATGAAATTAGGGCGATGCTTACGGCTTTTGCTTCTCGTGAATTTATTCATCAACGCTCCTATGCACTATTGAACGACACTTTAGGACTACCAGAAGAAGAATTTACTACCTTCCTTGAGTATCAACAGATGGCTGAAAAGGTAGAGTTTATGGGTGACATTGATGTACACAGTCATCAGGGCACTGCACTAGCTATCGCACGTAGTGTACTCAATGAAGGCATGAGTTTGTTCAGTGCCTTTGCTATGCTACTCAACTACCAACGCTATGGTAAGATGCCGGGGATGTGCACTGTTGTAGAATGGAGTGTACGTGATGAGAGTCAACATGCTGAAGGAATGGCAAAGCTATTTAGATCATTCTGTGAAGAACATCCAAGAGTTGTCAATGATGATTTCAAGAAAGATATATACGAAATGTTTCGCACTGCAGTCAAACTGGAAGACAAAGTTATTGATCTGGCGTATGAGATGGGTGACTTGGAAGGTTTGTCGGCGGCAGATGTCAAGCAGTACATTCGCTACCTCGCAGACAGACGTCTACTGCAACTTGGCCTCAAGACCAATTGGAAGGTTAAGGAGAATCCTTTGCCGTGGATGGAGGAGATACTAGGTGGATCGTCAATGAGTAACTTCTTTGAGAAGCGAGTCACTGATTACAACGCACATGGTTTGGAAGGAGATGATTGGGGATGGTAAGATTGTATGATGTGTATTGTGGTGAACGCTTCTGTGGACGCTACTTAGCCATAAACGAACAATCAGCCATTGACCAATCATTCAACAAAACAGGGGGAGCCTCAGCATACTCAGGCAACCCTAAGCATCTTTATAAGGCGGTAGTAGTATGATGGCAATGAGATTTCACCACGTCTTTGGTCTGTCTATTGAAACAGTCCAAAGTCAACCAGTGCTAGGTTGGAAAGAGAATGAGAACATTGATGAAGCACAAGTGTACTTCTTTGATGGGTTTGTGATTAACATCCCCTTTGTTAAAATTATGATCGGGGATGTGTTTGACGTTTTTGAGTAGGTCGTTCGCTCAACTTATGGCCCCTTACGGGGCCTTTTTTATGGAGCAGAAATAATATCCTCTAGGGTATTGCCTTTCTCATAGTCGATCCCGAACATCCTGTCTTTCTTAGGTTTGTCTAAGTTGACTCCTACAGGGAAGTCATCTCTAGCAATGTTCGCCGCAGTAACAGAGTTAAGAGCTACATCAGGAGCCTGACGTAACTGTGACAACATACTAGGCTGTTGTGCATTGTACTCTCGTAGTCTGGCCTGTGCTTGAGCAAACTCATCTACAGGAGCTTGAGGACGCTGTACACGAGGCTTATCACCAAAGCCCCTACTTTTGAGTCTTTCATCGGTAATGATTGAGAATACGTTGGTTTGCATAGGTGGAGACACAGCAAACACTTGAGTCGGCAAAGAACGCTCCAACACAGGGCCAATAGGGGTCTTCTCAAGGAAGTCGTGAAGATCTGACATATAGCCAGTTATGTCACCATTCGGCTCAATCTTCATAATCATATTAATACCGCCTTCGACTTTACCACGGCCACCCTTACGTTGGTTACGGCTAACCATAACGTAGACACCTGTGGAGTCAGAACCTTTGACTACAAAGTCAACATCAGGCCGCTTCTTACCTTTACGAGATCCTGTCTGTAGTTCCGCACGTTTCCTTAAGGCTTTCTCAAGGTCTACTATAGTGGAGGTTTCATTGATGGCAACATCCCCAACTTTCTTGGGATCAAACACGTCAAAGATCTGTCCCTTGACTGGCCCTGCAAAACCACCCTTGTCCACGACATCTAGGAAGTGAGCTCCAGTGACGTTAGACATAGGTTTCTTGACGATGACACGCATACGTTCTTGGTCAAGGTCTTTCCATGCGTCTAACATCATAGACTGAACCATAGCAGACTGCTCAGCCGACACTTCCTTACCTGCAATGTTGCCTCCGTCTTTAGTTGACTGATGGAGCCAATCACTACCAACCTCAGAAGGCTTAAAGTACGGAGCAAACGGACTGTTAGGATCAGATGCTTCTAAAGCAAAGTTGTACGTCAAGTCCTCTTTCTTCGCTTTAGCACCTGCCTGAGTTCGGATGTTAGCGAGTGCCTGTAGTTGTGAGTGAGCAATTTCTACTTGCTTCTTGTAGCGATTCTGTGCACGAGAGAACTCAGTCCTCCAAGCCTTCTTAATGTCTGCTGAGGCGTTCTCAGGCGGCCTCTTAGCTTGGATAGCGTCCATGTCCTTAATGGTCTGTTCCATCAAGTCAATCTGTTCTTTAGCAACAGGAGCAATACCAAAGTCAGCGTACAGTGCCCGGTTCTTCGTGCTGAACATATTCTTGAGGACTCTGTTAGCTCCTCTAGCACCCCACTTGACAAACCCATACCCTTGACGTAAGACATTCTGGTCTTGGTTCTGTAGCATCGGATTAAGGACGAGGTTGTTCCAGTTTTCGTCAAACGGTTTGTTATCGTCCCACGCTTCATCCTTAAATAATTTCTGAATGAAGTCTTCTTCTAGACGTGTATACTTTTCGGTACGAGGGCCATAGAAGTTCGGTACAATGACCTCACCTTCTCCCAATAGGTAGCCCCTCATGGCTTCATCGGTCAGCCCAGTCTTTCTTGAAATTAGACTAAGCATTGATCGGACAGGATTCACAGCACCGACAATCGTGGCACGTTCATCAGCGTCACGAATGAAGTTAGGATTTTCTTTTAAGAAGTTCTGGAGGGGCTTAAGGAGCTCTGCGTCGTCTAACAAGTCTTTGGTCAGACCACCAACGTCCTTACCTGCTTGAGCGACTGCCTCAGTCATACCTAGTTCAGGTAAAGCCTCATAACCCATCTTCGTAAAGCGGTTAGCAAAAGGAAGTGTCAAGGTATTAAATACTAAGTCTTCGACAGAGTTAATGCCCTTAGCAACCATACCACGGGCTAATTGTTGTTCGTCCCGTTGCCCTGATTGATACTCACTAACGACATCCATCTGTGGCTTAAGAAGACCACTGTAGACACCCATAGCGGCATCGTATACGTCCTTATCAAGGCCAAAGTACCCGTAGCCTTTACCATAAGGGTCTTTTTCAGCCTCTTGAGGACTAATCATTCCTACATAGGTTTGATCTTGTTCAGTCATCATTCATCCTTGAGTAAGAATGTTTCACGAATTTCATCGGCACTGACACCACCTAAGGTTCCTGTAACCATATTAGGGTTACCTGCGGCCTTACGAACTGCCTCAACACCACCTGCTTTCTTAATCAAGTCTTGGGCTAGTTTGATTGACTTACGGTCAGCAAGATATTTAGCACCACTGGTTCCTACGAACAACAATGCAGTCCAAGGAGCTTGTGTTAGAGTAACGAGGTTGATAGCACCTGCAAGCCCTTTAGCAGTAAAGTGGAACTTACCGAACGTATTCAAGACATTTTGTGATAGTTTACCGTCAGCCATATCCTGAATGAGTTTTTTCTCAGCGTCGTTAAAGAAGCGCATTTGCTTAGGGTTTTTCAGTAGATTATTAGCAACCTTCTTGTATGCTTCAGTACGCTTACCAACTTGAGTATCAACAGCTTTAAATGCTAGCTCAATTGATTCAACATTCTTGTACTTACGGTTTGCTTCTCTAGCAACCTTAAGGGCTGATGTACCGCCTTCTTGCATTGCTGAGTCAATGACATCATCAAACTCGTGAATCATCTCCCGGACAATGTAGCCATTCTCTTTGTCTTCAGCTAACTTAAACAACCGCCGACGGATTGCTTCAGATTGCCCAAGTGTCATACCCTTGCCAGTCAAAGATTCAAGAAGACGCTGTGCTTTGTCTACAGCAGTCCGTTGAGTAGGCTCAGGCATATAGAAGTTGTCTGCGGCCACCTTGCTAGCACGTTCATAAATTGTCTGTGCTTGTCCGGGGCCAATAGCAAACTCAGTCTGATCCACAGCCCTGTACGCTTCGTCCTTGATTGTTCTTAAGTTGTCAAGGTCTGGCATCTTTTGTTGATTAGAAATTGCTTTGTTGAGCTTAGCGTTGCCTAAGGTGCTCGCAAGTTTCTCAAGTGGAGCACCGATCAAGATACCAATACCTGCACTAACTAAGCCTTCTTCACCACGTTCTAGCAAGTCACCTTCGGCACTACCTAAACCATAAGCAAAAGCACCAGTACCGCCCTTGATAGAACCACGCAGTAACGGAGCGGCTCTTTCAATGTACGCAGGTGCCTTTAGTAACGTAGCAGGTGTCATGAGACCTCCTACGAGCTCTTGGGATAAAGCAGAACCGGGGTTTTCCTCAGCATATGCTTTCATCTCTGAACGGATTGCATCAATATTTTGATCGTATGTTTTATCACCAAAGGCTGAACGTAAGGCCGCCTCAGCTTCATCAGCAGTACCAAAGGTTACACCCTGTAGTACGTTCCTGATCGCCGCTCTGGAGGCTTCTGGTGTAGTCGCAACACCTGTGTCAGATACCGTTAGTGGATCAGCCATCTCAGGCTCTACATAAGGCTCTGTAGTGTATTTGACTGGTGGCTTCTCCACAGGCGTAGCGGCACCTAAGGAGCTTGTGAAGTCCTCAGGGGATAGGTCTGCATAGAATTTCTGTCGATAGAGCTCTTTGAACTCTGAGAATGGAATATCACTATAGCTCTCCGAATGAACTTCTTTGAGCTTATCAAATGGAGTCATGCTTACTTCCCTTAACGAATACCTAATGGATCAGGCTTACCTTCTCCTTCATTAGGTAATGGGTTTCCTTTAGCATCTTGAGTACGATACTGGATGGCATTGTCCAATCCGTATTGGCGTAAGACATCGTCACTGTAGCTGTTTGCTAAGCGTTCCATGTTGGCATTGTAAGTGTCCAAGATGTACTTAAGGTTGCCCTTAAGTGACACTGGGCCCTGCTTCGGATCAAGAGAGGCAATAGATGACTGTAACGCAATCAATTCTTGAATCGCTACCTGACCTAATGCACCACCAGTAGGGGACTCATCCCGCATATTCTGCAACTTGTCGAAACCAATGTTTGCCTTAATAGTTGTCAACAAAGTATCCAATACAGCCGTCTTACTACCTGCACCAACCACATCACCAGTCTTACGGCCTAAGACACGAATTAATGCACCTTCCCATTCAGCAATCTCTGGGTCGTCCTCTAGTAAGGTAATGGCCTCACTGATCGAGCGATCCATAAGGTCAACCTTAGCACCTCGTGCCTTTATTCCTAATCCTGTCTTGCGATTCTGTTCATCCAATGCTTTCGCTGTTGCAGAACCGGGGATCACTTCCATAGATACGGAAAGGTTACCATTCTCATCGTAGGAGCGACGAAGTTGATAATCACCAACCTGAGCGTTCTTAGGATCACCTGTGATTGCTGTAATTTCACCAGTCTTTTCATTTTCTTGATAAGCAACACCGGGAGTCAGTGTTGAGTTATTTGCAATCTCATCTTCTGTCAATAAGCGATAAGATGTCTTAGGTTCTGGAGGAGCACTGTAGACAACATCATACTTGTTTGTACCCGGCTTCTTCGCAATGACTGACTTACCAACGACAATGGGTTCATAGCCTTTGTTGACAGTCTTGATTGCTTCTTCTATTGGCATCGCATTAGTAGCAACTAACTGAGCAATCTCCGGGTTACGTCCTTGTAAGTAGGATACTGCTGACTGCTTTGCTTTTTGTTCTTGTAACTTAGCCCGAACAACTTCTTCTTGTTTTTGAATCGCTGTGGAGATTTGCATTAAGATAGCAGAAGGTGCTCCTGACTGCTTTAGTTGATCGTAAGTTGCCTTCATGCTTTGTAGGTTACCCGGTTGATACCCTTTCATCGCTTGTTGGATATTAGCGGCACGTTGCTCTTCAGGAGAAATACCAATCTGCCGAATAGCTCGTCCTTGTTCACCACCAACTAAAGTACCAAGTCCCGCAGTGCCACGACGCACCATTTGATTAAAGTCTGTAGGGATCTGTGCGGCTTGCTGTTGAGCAAATTGACTAATCATTCCCGGAATAGCTGTTGTCCCACGAACGGGTTGCAAAAGACTTGCTTGAGCCGTTGAACGCTCACGGAGCTTGGCAAGCTGTTGTTCACGAACTTGCTGAGGTGTCTTAAGCATATCAAGAATCATTGATTGTGCCATTATACGAGTCCTTCAATCCAATCAGGAATACCGTTACCATCTTGGTCATTACTTTCTTGAGACATAAAAGCGGCCCCAAGAGCGTCTGCCAAGGCACGAACACGGGCGGCCTCAAGGTTAGCCGCTCCTGTGAGTCCTGCGGTTTCGGCTTCAAGCCCTGCAATGCCACTCTTGTAGAGAGACTCCGCTTGACCAAGGCGGCCAGACTGGGCAATGTTAGCAAACTGTGCCGCAGGAGTTAACTGAGCAAGTGCTTGTGTTTCTGGTGTGTATCCGACACCCAACATACCTGCGATGTTCTGAATGTTTTGACCTGTCAGTGCTCCTGCTTGAGTCAACGAAGCCAACATATCCTTAGACTCTTGTTCACGTAAGGATTGCTCAAGTGCTAATTGCTCTGGTGTTGCTCCGCCATACATCATTGAGCTTGTACCACCACGTCCTTGAGCAAATAAGCGTTGCTCAAGTGCTAAACGCTGACGATCAATCTCAGGTGCTCTCATTGTCTGTAGTTGACTATAGAGTTGCTCAGGTGTTACTTGAGTTGCAGGAATTGCTTGTAATGCTTGTCCAAACATTCCTTCTTGAATTTGTTGTCCTGTAGGAGTTAAGGTTTGTGCGTACCCTCCTTCTGGGCTCACCGCAGTCTGTGCAGTGCCGGTCGTGACCGTAAACGGAGTAAACTCTGCCGCACCTGCCGCAGTCGTACCAACGCCTGTCGCCTTACCACTAATGGCCGGGCCCATGCTTTTAAGCGCACTTATCGCATCTTCAGATAGTTCATAAGGCAAAGCGGCAGTTGCTAACATCCCGCCGCCTGAGATTAACTGAGCCAAACTCATTAGTATGTTCCTCCGTCAATTGTTCCTGCTGTGAGTGTCCCGGTGACGTTGACGGTAGGTGCAGTCACGGTACCAGTGAAAGTTGGAGATGCCGCATCAGACTTAGTAGCTACTGCTGTCTGAATAGCATCAAACTCAGAATCAATCTCAGAGCCTTTGATAATCTTGGCAGGGTTACCAGATGCCAAAGAGTCCTTGACTGTAAAGTTAGTTGTCTTAGTATAGTTTGACATTAGATAGTCCTTCCTACGATTGCTTGTGCTGTGAGTCTCTGAATTGAAACTTGTGACCCATTCACTTCAGCTTCAACTCCAAGTTGTACTACTTGACCGCCGCCAGATGCGTTCACTGTTGGACGGTTTACCAAGACTCCTGCGTTAAATTCACCAATGTTATACTCTGCAATGTTGTACTCAGCAATGACTTGAGCAGACAACGTAAAGCGTTTTTTCTTATAAGCATATGAGTAATCATAACCCCAGTTAAGTGTTACGTCTGTAGCACTACCGCCAATTACAGTGATCTTAAGATTCTTAAGTAGCTTAAGATTACTAGGTGCACCAAAGTCAATGTAGTTTGTAAAGTACGACATCTGGTACGGAGAGCCATTGTCAGTGAACCCATCGTACTTAGCAATACCTACAGGTTTCCCAAGTAATAAGTTCCCGTTACGGGCTCTACAGAAAGCCTGAGGGGCTATTGTGTCCCATTGTGTCGACCTATGTGCTCCATCTTGTAGTGGAGCCCTCATATCAAAACAATAAGTGATGTTTGTTGTTGGCAAATGCAGTAAGTAAAAGGCTTCTTCTGGTGAGTAAACAGAAAATATGTTACCAGTTTCCGTTGCAATATAGTTTGTTAACTCAGTACGGACATTTTTAGATATATCCATCATTGGGGCTGATTTTTCTTGGACTGTGCGTTTTAGACTTCTTAACCCAGAGTCAGACAAAAAGATTAAGTCGGTTCCTGTAACTTGTACACTGTCACGAGCAATACACCCAACACCTACAATTGTGTCTGCTAATTGCATTGTAGCTGGATCATTAGCTCCAGTGTACAAAAGAATCTGACGCTTACCAAAGATTGCCAAGATACCGTTGTGTACTGCTAAGGCAGTAATTTCATCGGCACCATCAGGCCACACTTTAGAGATATCTATAGAACCAGAGCTACCTGTGTCCCATGCGGCTCCAATGAGTAGATCGCTCCAATAGACTGTGGTGTTATTGGTTGACGTTTTGGCAACCCACAGTCGACCAAAGCCAGACTGCACAATATCACCGCTAGGCACTGTACCAGAGTAGTCTGGGTGTGCAGATACTTCATCGCAAGTTGTCCCATCATAGTAAATAGGATCAGACCCCTCACGGAACAAGTAATGTATACCGTTTAAAGTAGCGTGATCGTATAGACCATCGGACACTGTATGTGATGCCGGTGTAATATTAGTAAGTGTTGTAGTGCCTTTATAAATTGCTGTTGAACTACTTGAGATGACCTCAGTAGTTCCGTCAGCTTTGACAAACTCACCAATGGAGACAATAGAGTCTCCACCAGATGTTGTTTCGTATGCCCATCCCTTACGAGCACCAATACGTCCAAACTGGTCAATCACACAGTTTTCTGCAACCAGTGCAAATTGTTCAGGCAGAGACGTAGGGGAGTCTTGAGTGTTAAGCCCATAGAAACCCGGTGCTTGGATTGCAATACTCTGTAGTGGCTTTGCCATTAGACTGAGGCCCAGACTGTTTCATCAGGAGACAATCCTGCATCAAAAGCCACTGCATTGTTGAGCTCTTGTTTGGCAAAGATTGCTTGTTCTGCCGCAGACTGACCACCTGTCTCACCACGTTCACGCAGTGCATATGAGTAAGCCCACTGGATAATAGGGGAGTCTGGAACTAAAGTTGTTTCTGTATCACTTGTGAAATCTTCAGTACGTTTGACTGTGTAAACGCTGAAGTTTTCCGCCGTGTTGGGTGTTCTATAGAGACGAATCTGCACATCGCCGTTAGTGTCTAACCCATCAACAGCATAATAAACGACAGCCCCTGTTGAGCTATCGCTTTCAAGATTTAATTGGTGAATACGCTGAAGTGATTCTTGAGGAACTGTCAGGTTACGGGATTCATTGTGCACATATAGAATTTTAGAACGAGTATTAAAATCAGTCAACGAGTATAAAGCATCGTCAGTAGTTGTCGTAATACTATACGTATACCTAAGTCCTGTCCAATCCCATGAGTCTTCAATCAGACGTTTAGCATCATTGACAAAGTCCCCAACGAGCTTAGAGTAATCACTCTCGCTCACTGTGGTCACTTCCTCTTCCCTAAGTTTTCTTAGGACTGAATTAACAAGTTGTAAGTACGTCATGTGTATATCATACCATAAAAAAGATTAAAAGTCAAGTAGTTTATACCGTTCTGCCTAAAACCTCACGAGAAAACAGAGGCTCATCTGTAGGCTGTAAATCAAACTCAGATTCTAATGACGTAAACTCTTCATCATCTTCTCCCGGTATTGCCCTTTGGCCTTTCATAAGCTCATCAGCGAGCACTAATCGGAACTCTGGGTTTAAGTCAAGCTCTCCAGTGTCAACACCTAAATCTTGTAATTCACGTAAGTTATAATCACCTAAGTCTTTCCGTTGAAATCCTGAAAAGTCCACCTTACCGATAGCGTTTTTAAACCGATCTGCCAGAGCATTAAAATCTAAATCATACTCTTGTAGTTTACCAAAGTCGACCTTGCCTTCAATTTGTGGTAACTGTGATGCTAACAATCTTGCCTTGTCTTCAATGTAAGATGCGTTTTGACGAACATAGTCTTCCATTGCTGAAAATTGTGATGTATCAATGCCTAAGTCTGTGGCAAACTTATTGAAGAACTCAGGTGCTCCTAAGTCAATACTTGACAAGTCAATACCTGCGGTAGATGCAAGTTGTCCTAGGTCTGGTGTTGCCCCACCACGTTCATTGTACTCTTTAGCACCTGCAATTAAAGCATCTGAAGTATCTGAGCCTTGGTCAAGTTTGACTGCTGTGCGTAGCCCTGCATATCCAAGAGCATTGATAGTAGGATCATCAGAGCCTAAATAACCAACAATTTGATCCCCATAGCGGTTAGCAATGGCTTCTGATGGGTCTTTACCTTCAACAAGAACATCATAACCTACACGGGCTACATCCATGTTGTCTCTGACAATGTCAAAGGCTTCAGAACCAATAGCATCTTGGAGTGCTTGTTGTCCTGCTTCTTTTATTCCTGATTGCTCTAAAAAGTCTTCACCGTATGCAGAGACAATAACTTGTAGTGGATCACCGCCTTCAGCTAATGCTACAGAGGTGTCTAAGGCTTTCTTAACATCAGCAGGGAGAGGCTCACCTGTTTGAATATCGTACCCTGCGGCGGCCATAGAAGCCACTTGAGACGGTGATAGTTTCTCACCTGAGTCTAGGGTAGCATAAGCATCTAAGAACGGAGCGTACTGCGGAAAAAAGACTTGAGCGGCCAATTGAACATAAGGGTTCTGAATGGCCTTGTCAATCTCGTCAACACCTTCACGAACAATGTCTTCAAACTGTTCACCTGCCTTGACAATCGGGTCAACTACAGGAGCAATAACAGCGTCATCGACAGCGGCTCCTACGTCACTAATCGCATCACCAACATTGGTGACTGCTTTCTTGACTTTCCGTATTGGACTCCAACCCATTAGTTGTACCTCAGTATTGTGTAGTTGTCTTGCTTGGCTAATACTTGAGCACCAAGCATAAGATTAAAGTTTAAGCTCTTTATGTTATCTACTGTAGTATAACACGTTCCAAGTTGTGTTAATAGATTGCTTAGGTGACGCTTAAGTGATGGCTTCCAATCTAACACTTCACAGTGAAGAATCTTCTCACCCTCATCGTCAAACTTAACGACAACAATGTGATTGTCGCTAGAGTCTATTACCATTTCTTACAAGACCAATAACGTGCTGTTAGCTTTGAAGGTGGGCTAGTGTCACACTTGTGTCTGGCTCTAAAGCTCTTACGTCTAGCAGGTTGATCCTTCTTGATAGTCATGTTGGGATCACCAAAGCGAATTGTCTTAGTCTTGTCACCTTCTTTAGCAACAACAACAAACTTCTTAGAGCCACCCGGGGTGCGCTTAGGCTTATTGTAAGCACTGACACCTGCACGGGCTAGCTTAGGATCTTTAGACTTAGGCACTTTAGCCCCCTTGGATAATGTTGTTTTCTTCAATCAACGACACAAGCATCGTCATCTGTTGTGTAGCCAATGCAGAGATACTGTCGCCTTCACGCATCATAATGAAAGCATTGATTTCACCGCCAATCTGGAAGAACTCTTTAGAGGTGATTGTGTAGCCTTCTAGTATAGAAAACGTGCTGTCTTGCTCTGCGTTGTAATAGTCTACTTCTACATTGCCGTTAGAGCCGCTAGTGTTGGTAATATACATCAACACCCATTGAGCACTTTTACCGGCAGGGACTGTGTAAAGTGTTTGTGATGTGCCTGTTAAAACAGCACCGTAGCTTTTACGAATCATTTCTTTTTCTTCCAGTCAACACGCTTAGAAGATGTTTTTTTCTTCATGGCTGTTTTAGCACCGGCGGCTTTACAAGCGGCCTTAGTCGGTCTACAGGCAGGGTAGCTCTTACGCTTGTCTTTGCTACCAGAGCGTCCACAAGGCTTACCTGTCTTACAGTCTACCCAACCTTTGCCCTTGTTCTGCCCAAACCACTTCTTGAGTGACGCACCTGCTTTACTTTTTCTTACGGCCACTCTTATTACCCCAGTTCTTAGCACCAACCTTTCTGCACTTGGCTACAGCACCTGAAGCATACGCTGAAGGCCAGACCTTATAGCGGCTCTTGACCTTCTTAGCACAAGCGTCTAGCTTCTTCTTAGCCTTTGGCATTACTTTTTAGCCTTGCCCATGCACTTACCTGCGGCTTTACACTTAGCCTTGCTCTTACAACCTGCACAGGTCTTGAAGGCTTTAGGTGCTTTCTTCTTACCATACATTGCCATATTATTTCTTCCTTACTGATTCGGCTAAACCGCCGCCAAAGTAAAAGCCAACAATCATCAACATGATTTCTCCAATCCAGAAGTCACCGATGATAGTTTTGACTGCGTTAATATCACCTTCACCTGCTAAAGTCATAGCAAGTACAAGGACAAACATACTGAGAAACACTGCTGTAAACATCAGAGCAATGTAGCGTTGTGCGAGTTTGAATGGAGCATAGGCGTTCATGAGGTCAATCTTAGCCTTTGACTTAGCGGCAATAGCTTCCTCATCAGAAGTGTGCATATCATCAATTAGCTCCATACCTTTCTTGATGACATCGCCTGAGCCAAGTATCTTAGAAATGATTCCAATCATGTGGCATTACCTGTTACGTCCGTCTGTATGCAGATTGCATCATAGTTGATCTTAGGCTGTGGTGCTGTTGCCATAAAATACTCACGGGCTTCAAAGCACTGATCCATTGTTGCAAATGGGCCTTGAGGATAGACAGCGTAGCCATCAGCTTGAATTAGGATTGCAAATAATAACCACATAAGTGACCTACTGTTTACTGATCCAGTAGAAGATGTATATCACCAAACCAACGGCTGAGAGAACGCTA